TCAATCCACGGCTAGGGATTTTCTGAAGCTGCACCACTGAACATCATCAGCCGCAGATTCCTGGCTGCATTTGCGACGAACCGGCTGCACCGGGCGGGGACGCGGAATATCATAAAAACCGTTACATTCCGTCAGCACGCCTGCATCAACCGCATCACGCAGAAAATAAACCATGGAGGATGGCGGCATATTCATTTTTTCAGCCAGAACACCGCAGGTCAGACGTCCGTAAATACGCAGCCAGTTTTTAACCCCTTCAAGCACTTTTGCATCAATCATGAATTATTCCTCCGTTATTGCGATGAATTCGGAATGCTTGATTGCCATCAATGACGGATGCAGCTTTTCAGGTGAAAAGGCATTATCTGATTCACCGACAGGAATACGAACCACAACAGCCCCTTTGTCGCCATAGAACCCGGCAGAAGAGCACGCCATAACTGTGCGGCCGTTGCTGACACCAAAAACCTCAAAATAGCAGTCCAGTTTATTAACCATCCAGGTACTGAATGACGGAAGCTGTTTTAACTTCTCGTTTAAGATATTCAGTGCTTTGTTCAGTTTTTTTCCCTCTCTGAATCTGCGGTCGGGCTTAACTGAAAATAAAACGCGGCCATCTTCATCAAATTTATCAGACAACACCCGTTTATTTCTTCCGACATCAACATCCTCATGCACCAGTATTGATTTGACAAAAAAATCCCCACAATACCAGGAGTAACTATATCCTCTGGCATTCTGATTACTGAGAAAATCATCAATCAATTTCTGGCGCTCCCTGCCAACACTATCAAGCCATTCCCGGTGATAATGACGGGAATCGTGCTCATTCATTTTAAAATAACGATATTTAATACTCATGATATGCCTCATTCAGGCGCGAGCAGTCCCCTGACGCAAGCGCCATAATTAAAACGATGTGATATTTAAAGATTTAATGCGGTGTTATTTATTCAGTCCGACGTCCTGTTCAAAAGGCTCGACATGAAAACTTTCAGCGCCTTTATTCACCTTAATACCAGCAATCCCTTTCACCGCATCCGGCTCTGCCAGGACAGCTTGCTTATTCACTTCCTCTTTCGTGCGGATGAAGCGCTCAAGCCCCATACGACGCAGCATTTCAATCACGCCTTCAACATCACGACTGACGCTGCATGATGGATTCCCCAGTCGCCACGACACCGTTCCGGTGGTCAGATTGGCAGTTTTGGTTTCGCCGCCGTTCGTCAGCTCATTGCGGTTGGTTTTACACCAGTCATGAATCCCTTTAAAAAGCACTTTGATTTCTTTTTAAGGTTTTCAATCTGCGGCGTATAACGGGCGGTGATTTCTGCCACTTCATCATTCATTGCCGTTTCCAGGCGCAGCGCCTCTCGCTGAATATCGCCCAGGGTGCGGATATCGCGGCTGACTTCTTCGCGGGTCTGCGGTGCAGCCTCGGCTGCGGCCTTTAATTTTGTAACACGTTTAACCATTTTGTTTTCCTTATTGCAGTGTGCCTGATGCTTTATGCACACGGTGGCGTTTAATGATGGCATCCGCCCCAAAAGCCTGTACAGATGCCTGAAATTCCGCTGAGAGAAACTGAATAATTACAGGACTGTGATACTGGAGAATGCTTGCATAAACGTCACAGAGTGACGTCGGCCTGTTATCCGTATCACGTTCTGTTTTCACATCCACTCCAATCTTTTCATGCACTTCAACACTGTCATTGCCTGCCGGTTTTTCGTCATGCGTAAACATGCTCAAATTCAAAAATAACGCGTACTTTGCTCATGGAATTACCCCTGCTGATTAAATTCATTACCTTTAATAACCCCGGAACTCATGTTCATATCTTTCATGAGCGCTCTGGCTTTCATTGCCACAAGTTCAGCAAAGTCTCTGCTTTCCGCGAGCATAACCACTCCAAAAATCATGGCGGGTCCATCACCTTTCTGCTTTATCCCGGTTGAACGTATGTCCAGACTTACCCCCATGCGCACTGTTCCATCAGCGTTTTTATGGATAACGTGCTCCTTGTATTCGAAAATAATGCGTACGACTTTACTCATCCTCTGGTCCTCGTTTTGTTCGGATAACTGACCCGGCGTCTGGCCTGATGACAGAGCCGAACCATGAAGTAACTTCATACTTCCCAGTAAACCGTGCATCCGCTTATGCGGGTGGCCTTCACACGGCGGCGCAGGCCGTTGGTCTTAACGGTGATTTCAATTTCTTCACCACTCCCCTGAACCTCGCCTACCGGCGGCGTGGTTTTCAGTGCAAAACGTTGCGGATAGCGCTTACTGCGTTCCAGTACCGCACCGGCAAGTTCGGTCAGGCGACGGGCGTTATTCAGTGAATCAAACAAATTCATAAGTAAACTCCGGTTGTATCAGTAATGGATTCATGTGCGCTGCTGCTATCTCTAACAGGAGGCCGCGATAACCTTACCCATCCCCGGCATTTTTCGGGTTTCGCCACGCATGATTGCCCGAAGAATGGAGTAACTATGTCGCCACTCCCGGCGATAATCACCCGGGATCAGAAAACCAAACGCAGGCCTTCCCATACGTCCACATCAAAGCACTCATAATCAAAACGCTGCCGGACAGATTCACACTGCTGGTCTGCATACCATTGATACAGGTCGATAAACAGAAAACACACACCGTCACCGTTCATCAATTCATAGATATAATCACGAACCTCACAGTCATTGTTGTAAAACTCACGAAAGCTGTGGAGAACATTGATTTCCTGCTGTATCTGCATTTTTCATATAACCTCTCGTTTAACTAACCCGTCTTGCACCGATAAAAGCGACAAATATTGCTGTAAGCTTCTTTCGCACCTTCACGATCAAGTCCTGCCGATATTGCCATTCGGGTGCGATCATTAAATTCAAAGAGTAAATCGCCACATTCTTCACTGTCAGACATGGAGACTGCTTTGACGTTATCGAAATTAACCAGGTAAAAGCGTCCGTAAATATCAGGAATATTAAATACAGCCATAATCACACCTGCGAGAGTAATTCAGGGTTGGTATAAACCTCTTTAAAGGCCGCATTAATATGTTTTTCTGTCAGCGCCGCGCCTTCACCGCTGGCGGTGAGCCACGCCTGGTTAAGCGTATGTGTCAGAACGCGTAACGCTCCCGGCTTTTCAGCGATAGCCTGCATGACGGCCAGCTCGGCCTCACCACTGATTCCCCATGCCCTGGCAATGGCCAGCACATCCGCCTTTTTGGCCTTGCGAAGTTGTTTTGTACGGGCAAGACGGCTGAACAGGCGCGATAAATCATCAAAGGCGCGGCGTCCACCTTTAAACAATCCGCGCGGGTTACCAATAAGCACCATCCCGATCCCCGTGGCGTCCTGAATTGCCCGGAGTTGCTCCAGACCGTCAATACCAAGATGATCCGCCTCATCCACAATCACCAGTCCACGCGTTCCCATCAGGCGACGGCGGATGGCGCGGGATAATGCCCCTTTGTTCGCGCGGGTGTAATCAATCCCCAGCGCATCGGCCAGCTCCAGCAGACACTCCGTGACGCTGGAGTGCGCGGGTGACAGGGTGATCATCCAGGTGTTTGGTTGCTCCTGGCAGTAATTACGGGCAGTGGCCGTTTTACCCACACCCGGTACGCCCACAATAACGTTAATACAGCCCATCAGACGAACCGCCTGAAACAGTGCGCGCAGCTCCTGGACTGTCTGCGTTTCCACAAACTGCGGCGGTTCCGGCAGTGCGCTTTGTTTATTCCAGTTCTCATACCAGGAACGCAGGGAAGCAGCCACAGCAGCGTTATCGCCTTTATATTTTCCCTTACGGAAAGCCGATAATGTACCGTCGGAAATTCCCGCCTCTCTGGCGATGGCATACTGCGTCAGTACGCCGCCATCAATAAGTTCATCAATGGTCTTGATTACATCGTTAATATCGGTCATATTATTACCTCGCGTTTATATAGATACCTTTGTTTAATCAAATAACCTGAGTCGCCGCTCGGGTTATTTTTTATTTCAGGCCAGCGGGTCATTTTCTTTAATTTCGCTTCCAGCAACTGCAATCCCCGCTGGAAATTACGCTCGTATTCTTCATCAGGTTCATCATCAACGGCAGGTTGCTGAACGGCCACCGTATTACCCACCGGGCGGTAGATGTTTTCCAGCCATGGCTCCTGCTGCTTGTGCTCCAGCACGTTGACCACCTCATCCTCGGCATCACGGATTTTTTCCTCTGCGCGTTTACGCATGCCTTTAAGGCGTTGCTGCTGTTTGTAGTATTCCGCGCTGACCGGGAAGGCTTCGCGTTTATTGCCGTCCCATACCGCCTCGCAAATCACGCTGCCATCCGGGCGACGTACGGTAATTCGTTCGGCATCATGAATGTCATAGCTGATAAGCACCTTACGACCATGCTCGTCACGCAGCTCGGGCGCGTAGTAAATATTATTCAGCCAGCGTATTTCACAGCGTCTTACAGGGCGTTCCACCATCGGCCGGAACATATCCCGCAGCTCAACATCGGACAGCCATTCAATTTCCGTGTCCTCTTCCGCCAGGCGTTTTTTCTGAACTCCGCCGGGCTGTAATGTTTACCGTTCGGCTTCACCGGTAATTCATCGTGCGGCCGGTTGTTGTACCACTCAACACCGTCACGAATGGCATCAATCAGTTCAGCCCAGGACGGTAAATCACGCATCGCTGACTGTTGCCGGGCGTTCAGCCGTTTGCCCTGTTGCAGGGCGGTAAATGCCGAGCGTAAATCGCGGTTGGTTTTGCGTAACGTCTCGCGATCTGCACCTTTCCCGAAATAGGTGCGGTATTTACGGGCTATGCGCATCGGTAATGTGCGGTTAAGCCGTTCGATAATGCCTCGCCCCTGCGGATTACCGGCAATCCCGGTCGGGTGATTAATCCCCAGTCGCGGCAGTATCCCCACAACCTCCTTATCCAGGACGTCGGCGGTTTCCCCCGAACCGTTATCCGAGTAATACAGAAACGGTTTGCCGTGATGGCGAATACCGTGCTGTATGGCACCGGCTACGGCGAAAACATTTTCAGCCAGGTCCATGCTCCAGCCCACCACAAAGCGCGTGCCACCGTCGATAACAAAGGTCACTTCCGGTGCAAATGGCCGCCCGTGAACCGGGTGCCTGCATTTCATCTTCATGCCGTGACCGTCACCAATCCAGACATAATTCACCGGCATTCTGGACCAGTCGCGGCGCGTGAATCCCTCAAGCTGACGGTATTCACTGCCTGTCACCCGGCCTTTTTGTTTCACCACTTCCGGCAGTTTCTTCATTGCGCGGCGAATGGTGTCATAAGAGGGCATGATATCGAGCATATAAGGCTCATCAGCGTGCCGGAGCCGCCATTCAGCAACAAAATCCTCGTAAGCCTCGGTCATTGGTCGGCCGTTTGACTGGCGATACTGCGCCAGAAATTCGGGCAGCCAGTTAATATCTTCGGCTTTTATTTCCTGGCGTTTACCCGGTGCCAGTAAAAGCAGGCGTTCAGCGGCGTTCTGTGCCTTGTTAAAGGCCGCAATCCATCGCTTCAGCGTGATTTCACTCAACGCACGGCTGTTTCCCTTTTTGGCGTTCGCCGTCTCAACCATTGCCACAATGCGCTCGTCCAGCTGTGAACGTGCCAGGTTGTCAACGATAAACCGGATAGCCTTCGCGCAGCTGAAACCGGGTTGTTGCGCGACTTTCATCACTTCGCTGACGATCGCGATTCGTGCATCAGCCACCTGGCGCTGGTTTTCAGTCAGGGCATTGAGGCGTTCGACCATCAGTTGTGGTGATCCGCGATATGCCTCCACCGCATCAACCACGTCAGATGAGCGTCTGGCCTTTGTCACCACCGGAGCCGGTGATTCATCGGCTTTTTGCGTCATCAGTTGCAGGACGTAGCGTTCACGCAATACTTGTTGCGCGCCAGAAGGCAAACAATCGATATTAAATTCGATTGCTTTTGTCCCCTTACGTTTGCGTAACATGGCTGCATTTCCCGCAGCTGCTTTTGTGAGTCGATGGCGAATGTTATGTTCCATCATTGGTAAATCAGGAAGACCAACACATTCTTTTGCTGTTACCCACATACATCCCCCATCAAGCCACTTCTCTGGCGTTCACCTGGTATCTGCTGGGCCAGATTACAGCAGGTTCAACCCCTATTTTTTCGGCGATGGCGGCTTCGTATTTACGGCACTGGCGGTAAAACACATTGCGCATTGATCCGCTTTTTAATCCTAACTCCCTTTCCAGTTCAGGGAGGTCTGTGCCTTTGTTTTCAAGGGCTGCATATACCGCTTTAGCAGACCAGTCACACCCCTCTCGAACAAACAAATTATTCGATGCTTGTCTGGATACCCTCAT